CCTAAGAAAATTTCTTTGTACACTGGGCTGCTATATGCAACACCGTTATTATCATAAATCTCAAATCTCGGTGCTTGATTTAATGCAGTCTTTTGTTGGCTCGATACCCAATTAGTTCCATTGAACCACCAGTTTTCACCACGCTTAACAGTACCTTTAGTAATGACAACCGAGTCGCCTATCTGAGGAGTAACGTCAAGTTCTTCGTCTAAACTGATTCTAAATTTTTCTCCAATTTTTACAAAATTAACAATATAAGTTTTATTATTAACAAAATTATCAGAGTCAGACGTAAAGATTACTCGGTCACCTTGACCAACTTCTTCACCGTCAATGTAATATCCAACCGCACCTTCAACTGTAGAAAATACATCAGTAGTAATAGTATCAATGAACTGCACATTCTTTTTAACAAAACTGCCAAAGTTATGAAGTTGCATATCAGCTTCAAATTCAACAATTGGTCGTTTTGCTCTATCGCTAAATGGTAACAGCACCGGTACTCCGTTAAGTTCTGCACTTAATCGAATGACATCTTCGTGGAACCAGCGATTGTAGCGACTCCATGGATTTTTATCTTTACTGGATTTGTTAATTGTAATATATTCAGGAATTAAAGGAAGATTGATAGATTGGTCAAATGCATATTTGTCAAAACTCTCGCTATCAAATCTTTCATCGAATACAGTAGAAAAGCGTTCTGGTGCAATTAGAGAATCAAATTCAACTAATTTAATTTCAGTACCTACACCTTCAACAACAAATTCTTTATCTTTATATGTTTCTGGAGATACTTGGCCAACAAAATTAATTTTCATCCCGTTAGTAAATTCAACTCCGGAGAAAGACTTATAATTTTTCTTCCCTAAAATTTCTTTCTCTACATCAATGAAGCTGTTTTCTTCAATATCTTTGATGATAAACTCGCCGCCATTAAGTATTTCTGTTTCTGAAACATAGTAAAGAACTTTAGGAGTTGTGTGATCAATGGTTAATGTTATTTCACCTTCAGAAATACCGTTGTTAGTACTAGCCCTGAATGGGGCTTCTTTCCCGATAATTCTAGAAGTCTTAATCCAAAATGTACTTAAACTCTTAACATTGAATTTATAAGTAACTCCCCTGTATAGAGTAATTTGAGGGGCCGGAGTAAGGCCGTCAGGAGTAAACACAAAATTAAAACCGTCAGCAGTGTCAGTTACATTATATGTACTAACAACTTCTCGCTGTTGGTTTGAGATTGAGATTGAATTTGGGCCCGCAGGAACCCAGTAGTATTTTTCAAAGTTAACAAATTTATCCCAGTCAATGTGAGGGTCATATGAATAGAATTGCGGATCAAATAGCCTGTCTAGTCTCGAAGTATTTGCACCTTCAAAGTCAAGTTGATTAATTAAATCATCATATGCTGTAGATTTGATAATTTTTAAAATATCATTAGTAACTACTAATGCAGGTTCTAATTGATAATCTTGTCTAGTTTTAAGATTAGACTCGATATAATAATCTTTGCTTGGATCATATGTTGGAGTAATTTTACTACCCACCCAACCATCAAGTCTCTTTAATTGAGGGGGCTGTATTAACTGGTCAATAGTACCTGCTAAGAACTTGCTGTTCTTATCTGTCCTAAACAGCACCGGTAATAGATTAACACTTTTTCTAGTGCTCGGTGTGTTCTTGTCTTCCACCTGATTCAATTCATCAGACATTAATATACTCCCAATGTACTATTGATAATAGTTGCTGTTGTTTTAATTTGATTTGCAGTGATAGCATCAATAATTTCAATATTACTTACGCCGGCACCGTTGATAAAAATTTCGTTGTTTTGGCAGGCAATTTCATACAAACTGCCAAATGGTACATCTGCTTTTGGAACAATGATAAAGTTAGTAATATCAGGAGACATTATATTCATAATGTATGTTGACAACTCACTAAAATAAAATGTTTGTCCAAACTCCCAATTTTCAAGTGCAAAAAATTGTTCAATGCCTGCTAATATTCTAGATTTTAGTTCGTTTTCTGTTGTACTTCTTGTGCTATTTCTAACTGCTTTAAATGTTGCTTGAAGATTTCTATCTGCCTGTGTTCCAAACAATACTTTATATTTTACTGGTTGGTAGATCAACTGATCGCTAATTGCCTTAATAGGTTCTAAGGTGCTGCTATAATTTTCTTCAAGTTCTGAACTAGTAGGAGGCAAAGGTTCGCCACCAGACTCAGATGTTAACCAATTTCTATAGGTAGTGTCGTATGTTTGTGTAAGAACAAATATATCAATTAAGTTAGTCTTGCTAGGATCTAGTCTACGATCGTCGCCACTGTTATGTCTATATTGAAATTTTAACCCTGTTCTACCAGGCTTTGCAAAATAACTAGGTTGTAATATATACGAGCTTTCTGCTGCTTCTGCATAATGTTTAATAACGTTAATTGATTTATCGTAGAAATAAAATAACTGCCCTTCAACTTTTGCTGACTGCGGAACATCTTCTTCCGTAGGATAAGCAAGAATCTCTGCATCAGTAACAATTGAATATGTTAAGTTGTTATCTGCATATTTGAAATAGACAAACTTATCTTTAAATCCAGTTTGAGGACTTAATGAGGCAGGGGCTACAATGTCAGTGAACGCATCTGGGTTTTCAATTTGATTGTCTTCGTACTCGTCTAAGAAAGATACTTGAATTTTTTTAGGTTCAATATATCCGTCTGCTTCGACAATATTGCCATCAATTTGCCAACCATAGTCTGTACCAAGCGGTAACGTAGAATACTGTGTTTCAGAAAAAGAAATACTCACTACTGAAGTTAGTGTGTTATACCCTGAACCTGAATTTACTACAATAATACGGTCCACTGATCCATTTTTTAACACAGGATAAAACTCTCCAGAACTACTGCCAGTGATAGTGATTTGAGGAGTAGAGACGTAACCCTTGCCTCGATTAATAATGTTAAATCCAGAAACACTGCCGCCAGTACCTGTTGATGTTAATGAAATAATAGCATTTCCGTAATTAACAGGAGACGGATTAGTTCCAAGAATTTTAATCTGATCTTTTACAAGAGTATTTTTTGTAAAATCATAATTCTTTGTTGTGGAATCAAAGAAGAACGAAGTGTCACGTTCACTTTCAAAAATATAGTCTGTGATTCTATATTTTACTTCGTAGCCTATTCCAGTCCAAGTAAATGCAAATAACCAGCTGGCATCTTTATTAGTGTTTGAAGAATCTTTTTGGTATAGGATAGTAAAAGGATTTGTCAAGTCGAGGTCGGTATCGTTAATCACATACCATGAGCGAGTGTCTTCTGCAAAACTTAGACCAAAATTTCTTTTGGCCAAGGAAAGATTAACAATATCAGTCTGTAATGAATAACTGAATACACTGTCAAAAGGAGGAATAATTTCTCTTATAATAGCATTCGAAGGAATATTCTGTGTAACAATAATAGGGCCGGTGCCATCAGGTAAATTGCCCTGGCCACCGTATGATCCATCACCAATGATTAATGATGTCTTAACCCATTTAAAATCTTTAGTAGTTGAATCGCTTATTGTTGTTAAGTTTCCGTTTGACAAAAAGTATTGTCCTTGTGGCGGAACGAACTTAACAAGAGCACCGGGCTCTAAATAACTTAGATTGCTGGCAGCAAAAATACCTGTTTGTAGAGCTACCCCAGTTAATCCATCTTTAAAATATCCAGTAGATTGATTAGTACTTTTAGTAGACTGAGTCCATACTGCTGGAGGGTCAGATACTGCTGGACGCGGCCAGTAGTTTAGGTAAAAATTATTCATGCTTGCAGATTCAGCAATAGGAATAATTTTGTTAATTACTGCTGCATAAATTTCGTTTTTGTTAGAGTAAGAAAACTCTAATGTCAGTGTCTTATCTTCTTGGTATAACGCACCATCTTCGCCAAATATATTAGTTCCGGAATATTTTCCACTAACGTCACTTAGTTCGTAATACTTAGAAATTCCGCTAGAAATTCTATTAACACTCTTAATCTTAACAATATCTGCACCCGCAGTTAACGGTGCAATGTTGTAATCTTCGGCAGTAATCATTCTATTTTGGGTGTAGAAAGACTGCGGTGCTTTCAATTTAATGTTAGCATCTGACTCAGGACTTTCACTGTTATTAACAGTGTATTGTAAACTGAATGTTAAAGATAGCTGTTGCTTTTGTCCTATTTTATTAAAATAAGGTAAAGAAATTTGGACCCCGTTAATTTGTTCAGGCTTAACAGAATACTTTAATCCGTTACTCTGTCTGTAAAACAATACAAACTGTCCTTTGGGCAAGTTTCCAAACAGTCCGTCAGCAAAGTTTAAATCAATTTGATCGTCTTGTCGAGTAGTAACTGCAAAAATATTTCTTTCTTGATTGCTCAAGCTGTTATATATTACGTTATTCCCGCTCAGGGCTTGAACCTTAGACCAACTTGTGTCATAGTTTCCGTCAGCATCGAGCTGCCATAGCCACACATCGTTATCATTAATGTTGCTGGCATTAATGCCAACAATTTCGTTCGGCACAGGTGCATCGACACCAAACGAAGCTAAGTTCAATGTACCTTGACGAAAGTGTGCAAAGAAGCCAGTATTAGCACTTGCACTGCCTTTACTATCGTTTCTAAAAATAAAGCTAAACTGATCAGCTGGCTTAGGTATTGACTCATAGATATGTGTCTTGCCGGTAAATTCGCAGCTAGTGATTTCAAAAGGCATTGAAATGCCGCCAATTGTTTTGTTAAAGCCAAACACAGGAACATCAGAATTTGCAGTGTTTAACTTGTATTGTTCTGTAGGAATGCCGTTGATTGTCTTTTTATCATAGGGCTTACCAAATGTAACAGATCCGGGCATAGCACCGTTAATGATAGTGACAAACTGTTGGTACCAATTAGTGTTACTAACATCGTTCCAGGTGATCACAGTGTTTGCTAAATTACTGCCGTTAGCATCAAATACGTTATCAGTTGTAGAAACTGCTGTTAGTTTTAAAAATCCATTAGCAGGAGTGTTACGCTTGGCATTATAATTGATCAACTGTGCTAGACGTAAAATGCTGTCACGACGCTGTGCTGTTTCTAAAAAGTTTTCACGTGCATTAAGGTCAACACGGAAACTTAAATTCTGTCCTAGGTAAGCAATGAGATCAATCAGTGCAACATATTCGCTAGATTCAATATAGTCGTTAAAATCTTCTGGGTACTTTTCGCGGAGATAGGAAATCATTGTCCTACGAAGAGTTTCAAAGTCGTAAGATTTAAAATCAGAATTCTTAAAAGATTGATATACTTTTTTCCAGTCTTCTGCGACCAGTAGTTTTGAATTTGTTGACGGGATCATAAACCGAATTACCTTAATATTGCATATTTATTGGAAAAATAAACCACGTAGTTTATTACCCTGCCAAGCCGACACGCTTATCAAAAGATAAAATCATACCGTCACTTACATCAGTACCTTTATAGGATAATGTAATTTCTAAAAGAAATCCGTAGTCTTGTTCAACAATGTTTACTAGAGTAGGAATTACTCTAGGATCAGATGCAAGGATCCGATCGATGTCTGCAGAGATCTGTTGCTTAACATTAGGTGTTAACGGCTCGTATATTAGATCCCAGACTACTGAACCAAAATTAGGATTCATTAATCTTTCTCCTTTACGAGTGTTGAATTGATTTAAAATATCTTGTTTGATCAATTCATAGTCGTAGAGTTTGACATTAGTAGTTGTATCGTCTACTGTACTGAACCCTTTATAGAACTGACTAGTTTTAGTAGTAGTTACATTTTTAAGGTTTGGAGGAGTTATAACTATATTTTTGTAGGCCATAACTCTATTTATTCAGTTATTTTACTCCGGTTCTTACAGGGTTTCCTGACCCATCGACAATAGGTGTGCCATCACTAGACGTCACAACTTTACCTTGTAGCTGTGCCAAGAAACAATTATAAAACCCAGTTTTCTTTGCTTTAATATCAGGTGTGTTAAACCCAACAGCTTTACATGCGGCTGCAAAATAACCCGGATCAGACGGAGACATTTTAACTCTGTCAAGCAAATACTTAACGCTAACTTCTGCAGCAATTGTTGGATCCATTAAAAGTTTAGGATTGTTAATTAAGTCGTGACCTGCTAGTGTTCCGTATCTGCTGTAGTTACCACGTCCTGTAAGCTGAATGTATCCTCGGCCAATAAATTTTGAACCGTCGCCAGCTTCTGTATTGCCTAGACCTCGACCTTTAGCGGTCTGGTATCCGTATAAGAATTCAGGTAAAGTATTATTAGGGTTACCTGAATACTTGTCAGCAAGTGCTCGATCACCTTTGAACACACTAGGAAAGACCTGCAACAATCTATCAGTCTTGTAATTAAAGTTTTCTTCAACTAGTCTCCAACGGCATTCGCCGCCGGCAATGCCCAGCAACGCTGCCACTGCATACGGGCTTGTTAATCCAAATTTTGCACAGGCTGCTTTAATTGCTGCAATTCCTGAGGATGCACCGGAGTCTCTAATATCTTTTGCAAATTCAGGACTGCATGTTCCCGGAATAGATTCTGCATCGTTAGCAGGCTTCTGTGTTCCGATATTTGGATTATCAGCTACGCCACTGCTTGCCCTGCTTTGTAAGGTATTATCTGTTGCGTCGGGACTAAACTGTTTAGGGTTATTATTTTCATGTTGATCCCACGGCTCGTGAGTAGGAACACGTTGCATAATACTTCGAATAGGAGAAGCTTTGTAGAATTGGCCGTTTTCCCAACCAGCTGATTTTTGTCTGTTAGGCAGTGCGTATAGTGGAAGATCGGGCGGTACCGTTGCTTGTTCGGCAGTTTCTGCTGCTTCTGCTGCCGGGCCATTCATATGAATTGCCGTAGCACTTTCATAATAATTTCCGGCGGCACCTACATGGAAACTTGCACCAGTACTTTGACGCATATTTCCTTCAGACGCTAGATTCATTGTGCCTTCAGCAGAGACCTTAATACTTGCACCGCATAATGTTTCGTAATCACCTATTATGGTTAATTTAGAAGCCGCACCCACAGTTTCATCTTTAGTCTTTGAAAAAACAATTCTCGTCTCTTCATCAACGCTTAAAAAATAGTGTCCGCTAACATTAGTCTCCATGTTCTTTTCAGCACGGAAATTAATATTTCTACCAGCTTCAATGTTTACATCTCGATCTGCTCTAAAATTAAAATCTTGTTCAGTATGAATACTAATTGAGTCTTCGGCATAGATATCAATCTTACCGTTGCTGGTTAATTCTACCCACGCAGATCCTTTGCTATTACCAATGTAGATCAAATCCTGACTGTTGTGCATTAAGATTTGATGCCCTGTTCTAGTTCTAATTCTTACTAGCTCGTTCTGGCCGTTTTGGTCACCATCGTCGAAAACAAATTGTGTTCCGCCTAATCTACTTACCGGTGCAGTAGAAATACTTTCATATCCAATGTACCCTTTCTTTCCATTTGGATCAAGGGGGCCGGGTGTGCTAATACCAAATACTGCACTAGGAATTTCTCGTCGGGCACCACTAGTCGTAGTACCTCTAATAGTATCAGTAAGTAATCCCTGTGCTAGCAGTCTATCTGCAAAAGGATGTATAGGTTTTGTATATGTGTCTGGTTTGGGGTTAGAAAGATCTCTACCTTTCTTTAAAAATTCGCCCACTGGTACATTTCTAGTGCCGTATTTTCTTTCTTGTTCAGCGGTCATTGCCACGGTCTGACTTGCTGCAAGACCAGGAATCATATGATTTTGAAATGTCTCAGGTACGCAACCTAACCAATAACCAGAATTTGGATCTCCGTCAATAAACATGCACATTACCGTTGTGCCAATGTCGGGCGGAACAAACCACATACCGTAACTTTTTTGAACATCATTAAAATCTGCGGAGTTTGTACCTTCGTGTTTAATAGATGTGACACCGTAAAAAGGAGTCATATAATGAACAATCACTGTTTCATTCTGTAGGGTAACTTGGCCTTGAGTAGACTTAATCAAGGAGACTTCGAGGCCGCCCATGTACGTAGGATCAAGGTAGTTTGTAATTACTCCTAGCCAAGGCCCGGGATGTGGTAATTTTTGTCTTCTGCGGGTTTGAATACTCATATTATGCTTCTTCTATAGGAGGCAAACCTAACCTTCTTCTTACGATAGGGTCAGTTCCTGTGTATGGCGGAGCGTTTGGATCGTTTAGGCTATTTACAGAGTTGTTCATGAACTTCTCTAAGGGACTGGCAGAAGCTGCTGATAAACTTCCAAACTGTGCAGTAACACTTTTTCCTAAATTTGATAATTGAGTTACTCCTGATTCAGGGTTACCTAACATTTTTTGAACCGACGATAGTTGACTTTCAACTGACCCCGGAATGCCCATTGCTGTGGTAAGGCCGGCTTGTAATCTACCGCTCTGTCCCACAACTCCCGATATACCTTGTTGTATTGAAGAAATTTTACCAGTTAGCATGTCTGCTGAAGATTTACCAAGGGCAGCTAATGATCCTAGTGCAGATCCATTTAGGCTAGGTATGCTGCCTGTTCCGCCAAATAATGATGCATTTCTTAATGCCTGATCAACAGGTATGCCATTTGCAATTGCATGATTAATTACTTTAGATCTTTCAGCCACAGATAATGTGTCTGACATTGCAGGGGTAGGTAATTCTGCAATAGGTGCTATTACTTTTGGAGGAATTGCAGGAATATTCTTTAGTGCATCTTTGCCAATATTTGCAAGAATAATGCCCTGTTCTTTAACAGATGTCAAATTAACATTGTCAGGCAACTCTTTTACAACAGACTGTAGTTCAGAAATTACTTTGCTATCTAATTTGCCAGTTAGGCCGGACAACTGTGAAGTATCAATTCCTAATTTCGCTGCCATTGCACTAGAGTTGGTTTCAAATCCTTCAACATTAACTCCAAATAATTGTGCGTTTCTCAAAGCCTGATCAACTGGGATTCCTTTATCAATCGCATCTTGCATTACCGCAGATTTCTGTAGCGGTGTTAGACTGCTGATACCACCAGAAGTTAAGTTAGCTAATTTCCCTTGAACATTATTAACAAGTCCAGAAGTGTCTCCTAATCCTTTAGCAGAATCTAATAGATTACTAACTCCTGCACCTGCAGATGCTACAAGGCTTTCTGCACCTTTTGCTACTCCGTTAACTACTGACGATGCACCGCTTGCTGCTCTATTCAAAATACTTGACGCATCTTGTGCCGACTGTACATTAATAAGTCCGTCAACGTTTCCGGGAACTAAAGATTTAAGTTGATTTCCTACCTGGTTCAATGATGCTGCTGTGGCTAACGGATTACCGTTTAATATTGCTAGTGAACTTACATTGATCGGTATTCCTTTAGATAGAGGATTGATGCCTGTTAATGCATCTCCGATGCCTAAGCCTCCTGCCAGATTGCTTACTTGATTTAGTACATTTGCTCCAGGACCTAACGCACCGGTCACTGTTTTTAATGCTTGATTTCCTGCACCTAAGAGGTTGGCAAATTGTCCAGGCAGGCCAACGGACGGCAATCCTTGATCAATCCATCCGGCTAAATTTGCTTCGTTGGGTTTAATACCTGATCGTGCAACATCACTTGGTGCACGGTCAACTATTTGCTGTTCGCCGGGCTTGCTATCTTGTATCGACTGCTGTGCTTTTGTTTCTTTAAGATCAGATCCGTCTGTGATCTGACCGTTGTATCGCATAATGTTTAATTTTTGTTTAAATGCACCATCTCTTAATGTACTTTGGCATTTTAATACTTGATAGACTCCGCTGAAAGGCACTGCTGTTTTGCTAAATTCAGCAAGGCCAGTTTGTTCATTGATATCTATTGGATTTCTAAAATTAATTTTTACTACCACAGGACCGTTGTTAAAATTGGCTTCTCCAGTAGTGGTAATTGCAGTATCTTTTAAACTTGGCAAAAAGTTTCCCATCCCGCCTGTTGCAAGATAAAAAGGATCTCCCAGGACCTCAATCTCACCAGTAAGCATATTAACGCTTTCTAATATGGCCTGGTGGGCAGCATATGCAATTTGATAGTAAGGATTCTGTTGTATCGGCTGTCCGCGAGCATTAGTAGATCCTGCTTCACTGTCAGGAAGGCCCGCTGCTCTATCATTTTGATCTTTCGGTGCATCTTTAGCACCGTTGTTAGGAGCTTTGACTACCGGATCATTAGATGCACCAGCACCCTGACTAGTGTCCGACTTATCATTATTACCCATTTTAGGGTTAGCAGCCTGGAAGAATAAATTATTAAAATTTAATCTAAAACTTAGAACATCAATGTTTTTACCTGTGTAAAGATAATTGTAAACTCTCTTTACATAATTTTTCATAGAAGCTGCATTAAAGTTTGCATTTTGTTGTCCGGGCAACTTAGAATAATGTACACGATACGGACAAATTATATATTGATAGATAAATCTTTGTTGATTAAAAGTAGTGTCCATTGGGCCAGGTACGGTGTTGATCATTATTTGAAAATAATCAATCATTCCGTCTGACTTCTTAGCAGCTTCAACATCTTTTAATATTTGTTCAAAGTATAAACTATCTCGAATCACTGCTTCAATAATTTCGTGGATATTAGAGTTTGCAGCAAACTGAATTTGATTCTGCTGAGGGTCGTAACGTTTAGGAATTTCCCCTGCGTCAGTTCTTCTCGGATCATTATATCCTGAACCGCGACCGCCTGCTGGTGATGTCACTGTAGGACTTTTCTCAATGGGTGGAAATTTGTAAACAGCATTTGATCGAAGTTGTTCATTAATGTTTGCTTTAGAAATTGCAGTATCAGTAGTTTCAATTTTTAAACTAGATCCTGCAGAAGGCATTGCAGGAAAAAATACCTGATACTCATCTATAATTTTTGCTGCTTCGGCTGTTTTTTCTTTTGCAGCACGTTCTCGAGTACTCTTATTAATTCCTTCAAACAAACTCTCAATTACTTCTTTAACAGTGTTTCCACCAAACGAGATATCTGTATAAATGGTATTGGGGTTTGCAAAACCCGATTCGTTGTAAGGAACTGCACTTACTCTGTACTTGGTGCCGGTTTCTGTTACTTCCATCTCAGTGCCGGTTAACTTAATTGGAAAGTAGCGAGTGGCATTAATTACCTCTGAGTCTGATACAGGTCCGGGCACATCGTCAGGATAGCCAATAAAATCAAGTTTTATTACATAACATGCATTAAGATATCCAGTCCACCCTGCAGCCAGAGCAGATACATGCAAAGCTTCGATAAAGCCATTGGCACTCATTGGCTCAAATATTTCAAACTTAACTTTAGTAGCAATGGCTGGGCCGGTTTGTTTATTAGGTGCTAGTAAGGTTTCTACTTCTAGTCCATCAATGAAAAGATCAAATTTTCCAGGACTAACTTTATTAAATTCTTGAATTATTTCTTTAGCACTGAAATCTAATTTAGTACCTGCTAGTACTTTTTCTGACCCTAAAAATCTACCATCTTCTTCAATATTTCTATCTTCAAAGATATCAGTTCGCTTGGCGGTGATATCTTCTGAGATTGCCTTAGAACCTTTTCCTTTTGAAGAAGCAATTACATATTTTAATTTTTTATTTCTGTAGCCGCTAGGATCTTTTAAATTATCAGCAGTTAGTGCTGCCAATGTAAGGTTATAGGTAACGTTTCTATATCTGTTTAGAACATTCTCTGTTTCTCCAGGAGTATTGCTAGCAGTACGAGCACCAGTAGGAGAAGGCTGAGAAATAGTTTCAGTTTTTGTTTTAAAAACTACGGTAGTAGCTGATGCCATATTACAATCCCAATATAGAATTAATAGTAGACAACTTAGGCAAGTAAATTTTTTGTCCAGGTATCATATCAAAGACAGGATCTTTAATAACTGACTTATTTCTCACAGCAAACACCCACCAAAGATTAGCATCACTATAAAGGTCGTACGCTAATAAATCAGGACGATTAGAATATTGTTGAGTTACTGTGAACAGAATATCATCACTTTGAGCAGGAATATCTCTAAGACTTAGTAAGTCAAGATAAGACCCAGTGGCATTGGTTGTAAAATACGGACTTGTTTTTGAATACATTATAGATATCCCTGACCTCTAAGGTCTCCTGCAATCCAATCATCAACTGAATAGTCTTGCATTTCTCTTCTGCTGTACATAACATTCAATCCAATGTTAAAAGTAGTAATAGAAGGAACTAAACTGTTTTTATAGTCGCCGCCAACAGAAATATAATCTACGCTATCAGGTAAATCAAATTTAAAACTAGAAATTACTACGGGAACATTTCTTAAAACATAATCACCGTATGCTTCTAATCTGCAAACTGGTGGCGGACTTCCTGCGTTAGAATCTTTGCCCCAACGCATCTTAGTCAGGGACCTTAACAAGTGTACAATGCCTAGCCACACTTTACCTTCTTTTTCGTTTTGAACTGTAAACTTTGCACTAATAGTGATTTGCCCAACTTGGCTGCTTTTAAAATAATATTGTGTATAGTTACTATGTACAGGGTTCACTGAACCGTACTGTGCTTGATTATCATAACTAATGGTAGGAGTGTAGGGAAAAAGTATTCCTCCAAAGTCATTTAGAATTTTACCCGGACCGGCCGCTGGTCCTTTAAGATATGATTGCGGAACTCTTAGTATAGCTCGAAGGTCTTTTGTTTCTGCCCAGTCTGCAGACGCCTTTGTTATCGACCTAGATCGTTCGGCACCAACTGGAACTCCGCTTCTGTTTTCTTTTGCATACGTTTCATCTGAAGAGTCATCGGGTGCATATCGATCTGACAGATCAAAATCATCAGTTTGTTCCGATGATTCGTCGCCTGACAATAAGAAAGGATCTTCGTTGGGTGTGTTATTAGGGTCTGCGTACTTTGCTTCAGTTTCTGCATCTGATTCAGAGTCATTTATTAAATCAGGATCTGTTATTTTAATAGTTGCGGTATAATTTAGTGCATCGTCACTCATTATCACGTCTCGAATTTCTTTATCTTCTAAGTCACTAACTTCTTCGTAGGCAGATTTTGTTTCTTCAAATCTAGATTCTGCATCTTTTCTTTCTGCTTCGGCTGCTTGTTTACCGTCTAAGGTATCAGCAACTTGGACTCGAGCTAATTCAGCATCTGCGGCCAGTTGTTCTTTTTCCGCAGTTAATTCTTGAATTCTAGTTTCGTTCCTAGCACGTTGTTCTGGTGTTATGTCCGTTCTTTGATTTTGTCTTTCTAAAAATCTAGTAGTACTTTCGTTCTGAAAAACTTTGCCGTCAGCCTGAGTTTGATTTTGCAAGGAAGTTTCTATTGCTCGCGAAGACCTAGCTGAAGATTGGCGGGCTTCATTTACTTTGTCCTGTGCATCTACTGCTATTGTTTTAGCATAGGCGGTGCCAGTTTTCATCTGATCAGTTGTGGGCAAGCCGTTTTCAGTATTCCAAGCATTAAATTCTGCTTGAGTAACTTGTAACATTTCACCAGACGGTAGTACTCTCCACGGCATCGTAATATCTCCTATAGTGTATTTAACCCAATAAATAAAACACCATTTTAATGGTTGACTGCGGTGTAGTTAAAATGCTACACTTAACAAAAGGAGACAATCAATAGATGTCCATAACAATATCACCAACTGGTCGCAAAGTCCGGTACCTTAATAATAAAGATTTATTAGCAGAAATTCACAAGAGTAAGAATACTTTTTCAAGTTTTACCAGTCCAGAATATAATCAGCATGATTTGATTTTACCAAATGTTGACAAGATCAATATTCGAACGGCTGCTGAAGCAAAAAGAAATCGTGCAAAACGATTAGGAATTATTGCATTCACTGAGGCAAGAATTGCGGGAGATAAGAAAATAAAGTTAGCAGAATGTACTCCTGACTATAAAACTATTCCAAAAATAGACTTAGTGTTTAGAGTAATGACTTTTGATCATATTCCAACTGCACCTGGTAGGAAAAAGACCGTTAAGAGCACCGCAGATGCTCACGACAAGATTAACTTTCCTCCTTTCCAGCACTGGAAATACAACGAGAACGACGAACTAGTGTGCGTAGGAAAGAGTCACTGGAAAGGTCCCGTGGACACAGGTGCATTTTCAAAAGAGCACGGCCGCATTACTGAAAATCTAGGTAAGATGTTTATCAAGTTAAGTGAACGATATGCACAAAGGTCTAATTGGCGTGGGTACACTTACAACGAAGAAATGCGTGGGCAAGCAATTCTACAACTAAGTCAAATTGGTCTACAGTTTGACGAGTCTAAATCTGAGAATCCGTTTGCATATTACACTGCCGCAGTGACTAATAGCTTTACCAGAGTACTCAATATCGAAAAGAAAATGCAAAACATTCGAGACGATATGCTAGAAGTCAACGGATTAACTCCTAGCTCAACTCGACAATACCGAGACGAGTTTGCTGAAGAAACTGCTCGCCAAGCAGAGCTGTATAAACATTTTAGACAGCCAAAATCAGAAGAACCGGACATCGAAGAAGAAGAAGGGGCTTGATCTGCATAACAATAATCTGCTATACTATCAAGTAGGAGACTCACATTAATGCAGTTATTCAAGAAAGTTGCATGTTTTACAGACATACATTTCGGACTCAAGTCCAACAGTGCTACACATAATCAAGATTGTGAAGACTTTGTAGATTGGTTTATTTCAGAAGCTGAGAAAGAAGGGTGCGAAACCTGTATCTTTCTCGGTGACTGGCATCACAACCGCAACTCTATCAATCTAATTACGTTAGATACCAGTATGCGGTGCTTAGAAAAGCTAGGTGCTGCCTTTGAGCAGTTCTACTGGTTTCCAGGTAATCACGATTTATTCTATAAAGACAAGCGTGATATTCACAGTTCGTCATTTGGTCGGCACATTCCCGGTGTCACTGTAGTTGAAAAAGTAACAACCATAGGTGATGTTACCCTAGTACCGTGGTTAGTTGGCGACGAGTGGAAAACTATTAGTCAAGTTAAGAGCAAATACATGTTTGGACACTTTGAATTACCGCTATTCTATATGAATGCAATGGTTCAAATGCCCGATCACGGCGAGCTAAAAGCAGAACACTTTAAACATCAAGACTATGTGTTTAGCGGTCACTTCCACAAGCGTCAGCAACGAGATAAAATTGTCTATATCGGTAACGCATTTCCACATAATTTCTCAGATACGTGGGACGATGACAGAGGAATGATGTTTATGTCCTGGGGAGGAAAGCCAGAATATAGACTTTGGCCGGACGCTCCCAAGTTCCGTAGCTTGAAACTCAGTCGATTACTTGACGAAAAAGATACATTGATGAAGAGTAAGATGTATTTAAAAGTTAATCTTGACATTGATATCAGCTTTGAAGAAGCAAACTTTATCAAAGAAACATTTGTTGCAGCACATGACATTCGAGAAATCAGTTTAATTCAAGACAAAGATAATCTAGATGCCGTAACTGAAGACACTGCTGACTCAAAATTTGAAAGTGTTGATCAAATCGTGACAGAACAACTAGTCGCAATCGAAAGCGATTCGTTCGATAAAAAAGTTCTACTAGATATCTATAATAATCTATAATGTTCAAAATTAAAAATATAACCGTAAAGAATTTCTTATCCGTAGGAAATCAAACTCAAGCTGTTGATTTTGACAAAGAGCATCTTACACTAGTACTAGGCGAAAACATTGACTTAGGCGGAGATGATAGCGGGTCACGTAACGGAACTGGCAAGACCACTATGATTAATGCATTAAGTTATGCATTGTACGGAACTGCCTTAACAAACATCAAAAAAGAAAACCTAATTAACAAAACTAATGCAAAGCACATGCTGGTTACTGTTGAATTTGATGTTAATAGTCAAAGTTTTAGAATTGAGCGGGGGCGTAAACCCAACGTACTGAAGTTCTTTGTTAACAATCAAGAACAAAAAAGCAAGGATGACGACGATAGTCAAGGAGATAGTAGAGAAACTCAGAAGACCATTGAAGAATTGCTAGGCATGAGTCATACTATGTTCAAGCATCTTGTTGCTCTCAACACGTATACTGAGCCGTTTTTAAGTATGAAGGCTGCTGATCAACGGGAAGTTATTGAACAATTACTGGGCATTACTTTACTTTCTGAAAAAGCAGAACGATTAAAAGCAGAAGTTAAAGTGGTCAAAGACTCTATTCAATCAGAAACATATAAAATCGAAGGCATTAAAACTGCAAACGAAAATGTTCAGAAAAGTATTGATAGTTTGATTATTAAAAGTTCCGCATGGGGTAACAAATACACTAGTGAATTAGAAAGCCTTGGTAAAGCTATCATAAATTTAGAAGCTGTAGATATCGAAGCTGAACTAATTGCCCATATAAATTTAAAACTATGGAACGAACACGATTTAAAGATTCGTAACTTAAACAAACAAAGAGCCACGTTAGAATCAGCTGTCGGACAAGCACAAAAGGCTAGAGACAAATATCTACGTGAGGTTGAATCGTTAGAAAGTAAAACATGCCCAGCATGTGATCAAGAACTGCACGATCATAAACACGAAGAGATGTCTACATCTGCTGTACAACATCTATCAGAAGCACAAACATACTTTGATAAAGTCTCTGGTGATTTAGAAAAGACCTTAGCTGAGATAGGTAACGGAGACACCCTACATAAGCCTAATACATTTTACGATACTGAAGCAGAAGCACTAGGACATAAAAACAATCTAGCAACGTTAGAACGTGCCTTAGAAGCCAAAGCCGAAGAAACAAACCCATACGACGAGCAAATTGCAGAATTGAAGAAAACTGCGATTCAGGTAATTGACTGGTCTACTGTTAACGAGTTATCAAAATTAAAAGATCATCAAGAATTCTTATTAAAACTGTTAACAAACAAAGATAGCTTCATACGTAAGAAGATCATTGATCAAAATTTAGCACATTTGAATAAGCGATTGAGCTACTATATCAGCAAGATGGGATTACCGCATCAAGTTGTGTTCCAAAACGATCTAAATGTTGAAATCACACAGCTAGGACAGGACTTAGACTTCGATAATCTCAGCAGAGGTGAACGAAATAGACTCATCTTGAGTCTAAGTTGGGCATTCCGTGATGTATGGGAAAACTTATATCAACACATTAATCTATTATTCATTGACGAATTGATTGATGCGGGCATGGATGCGGCAGGTGTAGAGTCTGGTTTAGCTGTTCTAAAGAAGATGGCACGTGAAAGAAATAAGAATATATACTTAATCTCACACAAAGATGAGCTAGTAGGACGAGTAAACAACGTCTTGAAAGTTATTAAAGAGAACGGTTTTACTTCTTACTCAAATAATGTCGACTACGTAGAAGCATAATGCTAAACAAGTACACAGAACTATACAAGCAGGTTGTAAACGATTTAGTAACCATGCATAATGCTAATATGCATTTGCAAAACAAGCCAAATCAGACATCTGCATTGAAAGTTAGGCATGCCATTATAGCTTTAGAAAATGATCTAAACCAACTTCGAAAAGTTGTAATGCAGTTTCAAAGAGACCATAAGGTGTATTTGAAAGGCCAAAGACTTGAGTACAAGGCTTCGCTCAAGGCAAAGAAAGAAGCAAAAGCTAAAAGAAAAGAACTTAAGGAAAAACAAAATGTCAACACAAAATGAACTACAAGCTGCATTTGATGCATACATGGCCGAAGATGCAAAGTTTACAGCAGGTAACAGTGCTGCTGGTACTCGTGCTCGCAAGGCATTAGGTGAAATGAGCAAGGCTGTAAAGGCTCGCCGTAACGAAATTACTGCTGAAAAGAATGCTCGCAAGGAAGCCAAGGCGGCAAAGTAATTGAACAACTGGACTTATCAGAGTGCTGAAGTCTTAGAATTACCTGAAGACTGTATTGGTTTTGTTTATTGCATTACTAATACAGTCACAGGTCGCCGTTATATCGGCAAAAAGTTAGCAAAATTTAGTAAAACGACCTACAAGACTGTAAAGTTAAAGAACGGCACCAAGAAGAAAAAGAAAATTAGAAGTAAAATTGACAGCGACTGGCAGGAATACTACGGATCCAGCGTTGAACTATCTAAAGACATAGACGCTTTAGGCAAAGACAAATTCACCCGCGAAATATTACATTACTGTAAAAGCAAAGCAGAAACATCTTACGTTGAGGCCCGAGAACAATTCGACCGCAAAGTATTAGAATCCGACGAATATTACAATGGACAAATTTCTGTCCGTGTACATGGCTCACACATTAAATCCAAACTTTAAGGCAACTTAATTCAGTTATAGCTCGCACAGGCTAATATCGTGTGCCGAACAGTAGAAACCTGGACATCGTGTCGCAGGAATCCGAAGTCTTACCGCTGAAGTAAGCACTCAATCAGTATCCTAACCGGACCACGATCGCAAAATGCCTGCGGTTTGATTGTTTGAATAGAGTTAAAATAAGGCCCAAGGATGGAGTAATAA